CGGGTGAAACCGCACTTTCTGCTAGTGGTGAAGTTGACTTGATGTTTAAGTTAGCGGATCCTCATCAGTGGAAGGTGTCCATCGAAGCTGCCAGAGAGGCAGCTGCAATTGGCTTCAACAACATTCAGCTCAAAAGGCTGATCAAAGCGCGTTTCCGAGAGGAAGATCCAATCGGATGGCGTGCCCGTTGTAACGCTTGGTACGAAGAGATTAAGTATCGTAACTCCTTTCTTTGTTGGAAGGTTAAGACGACGCCGAACATCTACGTATTTGAGCGTATGTTCCTGTACTGCTGTACAATACAAAACTACAGCAGGTTGTCCACGGTGCCCAAGAATGCGGACGTTGATCGTCCTATTTCAATGGAGCCGTTGTGGAACATGGTTTGCCAACTTTCCTACGCGGATGATATCCGCCAACACCTACTGAGTACGATGGGCATTGATTTACGCTCACGTGCACAGTTACACCGCGGGCTTATTAGGCACGCGGAAAAGGCGACAGTTGACTTTAGTAACGCATCCAACTCTAATTGGTTGGTCGTTCTGAGATTCTTGTTGCCTCCAAAGGTATTTAGCAAGCTTTGTGAGTTGCGTACTCCCGTTTGTGAATTCGAGGGTGCGTTTCATCACTATAACATGCTTGCTCCGATGGGTTGCGGTTTCACTTTTGAAGTGATGACCGTAGTCTTGCTTCATCTCTCCAGGGTCCTTGATCCTGGTAGTACCGTTTTCGGGGATGATGTTATTATCCACGTTGACGTTGCAGATGAGTTTATGAAGCTATGCGAGCTTCTTGGTTGGGTTGTTAACACCAAGAAGACTTTCACTAAAGGTAACTTTAGAGAGTCTTGTGGAGGCTTTCATGACCTTTCAACAGGTACTGATCTCCTCTCTTACGAGATGCATGAAATCGAAGACGCGTACGACGCAACAACGTTAGCCAACAAGTTATATAGGCTAATTGAGAAGCGTCAAACGTCTACCGAAATAAGAACGGTGTTGTGGGAAGCATATTGCTCCCTTGTCGAGGCACTCCCGCACGATGTAAGGCGGATCCCTGATGAAACTCTCGTTGACCTCCCTGATGGGGTGGTCCTAGTTGACGGTGTGTTTTATGACATACCAGATAACCGAGATAGGGTAAGTGTCTTTGCTACACATGTTTGGCAGCATTTTACTCGTGTTGCTCGACAATTTTGCTATAAACCCCAGCTGTTGGAACCGCCTAGTGATAGACGGGTCCTTACTGTGAGTTACTTTTACCGCGGAGAAGAGTATAAACCCTCTTTACGTGGTGCGGATAAGCTCATAAAGCAAACGGTTGTAGCAAGAGGTAACGGTGCACTAGCAACTTGC